ACTAGACCCTTAAAACTAACTCCACCATTAAATGTCAATCCAGATTGAATAACACCAGAAGTTCCACCGATACTGAGACTTAATAATCCACTTGTATTGGTTGAAGCAAGAATACCATCCCCACCAGTTGCACTATATACCTGCAAAAGATTTAATTTTGCAATTATTTCATTGTTCTCTTTTACATACCAATCGTAAAAGGTGGTATTTCCCTGAAGAGTCGGTATTACATATGTGTTATTAGTTACTGGCATTTATTATCCTATTTTAAGATTATTTAGGTACTGACAAACTGTAGTTGATCCAACACTTACCAGTTCTGCTATTGCTCTGGTTGGATTTGGTCCAACCTCCAAAGAATTGATTATTGTTACTTTATATCTGTGTGCGCCGCATGAATTGCCGTTATTATAACCAGCAGAATTGTCAGTAAAGACATATCCTTCGGCACTTTCGGATTCACTACAAGGAATAAAATCAAAACTAAGACTAAACCCAATTTGGTTACCAGTAGTTGCAGCTGCTGTTAAATTGTTTTGATTATATAACCAATATTTTAAACCATATCCCACAGTAACCAAGTACCAACCTGCTCCAACAGTAACTATACCACTTGTAAATTTTACAAGATTTGGATCATATGGTACAGCACCATTCCACATTGGATATTTTAAAGTTGCACCGACTCGACCTACTTCCCCAGTAAGTGGCCAATTAGCAAACATACCCTGAGTTAATGATTGTTGAATATAAAAAGTTTCTTGTATTTCATTTAATTCGGATGCTTGGAGAGCATATCCGGGAGTAAATGCAATTAAAGGATAATTATATGGAGTTCCGCTATTTGCAGTTAAATTTGTAACTCTGCTATAATACGGACTAACTGTTAAAGGTAAATTGGAAAATGGAAATGGCATTAATAATCCTTATAGTGCTTTGATTGATGTTATACTAAAATATTTAGTATTTTCTGTATCGGTTCCAACGGATATTGGATCTATTTTTTTAACGGTTTCGGTAGAACCACTGTAAAATACTAAATCTGGTAATTCATACCCAGTAATTGGGTAATCCACACCCTCATATTCCACTACATTCATATTGGCAATTCCACGGTCATCTATTGTTTTTAATTTTAATGTTGTATCTACAAATCCTGTTCCTATGCCGGCAACTTCAACATCGGCTAACTCATATGCCGCAATTGAACCACCTGACTTGAGAATTACAGTCTCGTTTACTTCCGGTTCTGTTGCCAAACCACTGACCGTGACCTTTACGACAGTTTCCGAAACCGATGATTTGTATTTACCAACAGAGGTTCCTGCGGTAGTGGTTGTATTTGAAATTCTTTCCAATGGATTTCTGACTATTCCATAGAAATTTATGCTACTTGGTATTGGTATATCGCTATTTGCTAGTTCGGTCAGTGAAATTCTTGCACTAGTTGATACATGTCTTGCATCTAGTGTCTTCACTGGATCAATTCCTAGACCATCTACTTCATCCAAATTAACTTCTATCGACGATACTAAAGTAGACGAACTTATGTTTTTCAAAACACCAGAAGGTACTTGTAAGTGAATATCCTTATAACCAGACCCTCTATTTGTCAATTCGATGCCTTCAATTACATATTCACCTAAAGAATTGACATATGTTTTTAAATTAATAGTTGCGTCAGTTCCTGTGCTACTTGTTATAGTCAGAGATGGATTTGCAGAAGTAACATACAAATCGCTTTCACTATAACTACTCAAATCTATTAAACAAGAAACTATCGCACCATCTTCTACTCCATTTTCTGTAGAATAATACAACCAATAATAGGGAGATGCGCTCGAAAGTATGCTTCTATCAATCAAATCTTTAACTTTTGATTGTGTCGTTGTAATTGATATTGTGCTATCGGGTGTAGAAGAACCAAAAAACTCAGAAACATATAAACTTTCTGGATCTTGAAAAAGCATGTAGCACTGAGAACATGTCATGTTTGCTAATGTGGCATATAAATCGCCCTGTGCATATACTGTATCGGTTACTGAACTAAATGGAACTCTATAGTTTTCTTTAAAATATACGCCACAATTTCCCGTATTTGTTGGTGCTTGGTTGCAGAAATTGGAAAGTTGACCATATTGATTCAATGATTCATCTTCCGAGAAATCATCCAATGAAACAACAGGAATCCAATTTGTAGATACAAACCGCAATAAAGATGGAGTTATCTTAAATAAAGCCAGCCATTCGTATCCATCTTCATACCGGGATATACCATACTCGTGATTAGGAATTGAAGTTGAAGCATTTTTTGTTTCTAAATCTATTCTGTTTAAATTGTTATTGGATATACAGAGATAAACAATTCCGTTTGTTTTGTTATAGACATAATATTTCGAAGAATTGGTTTTTACTGATGACCAAGGAACATAAACATTACTTTTTGCCCATGTGTAATTGGGAACAACAGCAACCGTATCTGCTCTGGAAATTTTGTACGCAATTTCAGAGTCCTTCCACATAGTAAGGGCAGCATCATTTGTATCATTTGCTTGAATCGTGGATTGTGTAGATCCGAGCAACAAGTAAAGTTGTTCCTTGGTTGCTATTCTATTTAAATATGTTTTAACTGAATTTGATTTTTTTAACATTTTAATCTCGTATTAGGAACCGCTACAACTACTTGAGGTGCAAGTTACTCCCTCGTTTGGACTAGTAAATCCACCAATAAAACACATTGTAAAAAAGTCGAATATATTTATATCATCAAAACGATACAATCCAGAGGAGCCATTCCAATTTGGAAAATGATATGTTGGCCCAGTAAAACCCAAAGTAAACCCAGAACTAAACCCATTACAGCAAGTAAGACCATACAGAGTAATTCCGGTCATAGTTCCAATTGATGTGCTATAAGTTGTGCCTAATCTATATGGTGTGTAATTCTTGAGAGCAGGAAACTCGCAGATAAGATTGGTATCTTCTCCCTCACCCGGTCCAGCGTAATCGGAAATTTCCTTTTCAAATACAACCCTGAGTCCTGCCGGATGTAGGACTTCTTTGTACATATCTACATAGACATCTTTCTCTAAACCTGTTTTAAGCAGATAAGAGAAATCTTGTATCCAATCGCTGTCCTGTAATCTTGCCAAATTTAAAGAACTACCACCTAAATTATTGATAGATGAATAGTTTCCGGTATCTCCACCGAAGGTAAAAAGATCACTATAAAATTTACCACCATTTAATCTTAAAATATTTTCTTTTGGAAAATATATTTTAATGTTGTTTTCATCTACCTCAAATAGTGTTTTGAAGAAATAAATGATGGAATCTACATTTGTCTTTCTTAAGTAAAGATTCTTTCGTATATCTTTGATGAATCTTTCAAATGATGCATCTGTTACATTATCAAGAACAGTTTCCTCTACGCCCGGTACAAAGGAAAACAAAAATCTTTTATAGTATTCTCTTTTGGTTTTTTCTATATCAATTAGATCTATTAGTGCTTGTGATAAATCATATTGACCGCCGCCCTCAAGATCGCAGTACAACCAGTTATAGTATTTCTGTAAAAAGTCAAAAATACTTATTGGGGTCGTTTCTCCGTTGTTTATTCTTTCTTGCTTTTCATAAACAACCCATAGTGGTATGTACCGACTGATATCAAAATTAGTTCCGCAAAATTGAGAATTTAATGAATAATTTAAATTTGGATTTGAATTTTGATTGGTTTCAGTTGTTTGTGTGGGCCCAATAGACTCGATTTCGTTTCTAGTATTATACCTGATATCCAAATCAAATAATTCATCAGCAATTGCCGTTGAAAGCGTTCGTATTGCGTGATTTATATTCTCAGGATTTGGATTGATTACAATCATGTTATTGCTATTCCCTCTTGATAGATATTCACTATGTTATTCAATGTAGAATTGAAATTTTTGTTTTTAAATGGAATTGTGAGCACATAGGAAGTTTGAGCAATATCATAAATTTCAATTGTGCCTTTAGAAATATTTACTCTTCCAAAATCACCCTCAATTTCATTTCCAGTAGTAGTAAATGCTCGTAATGGAATGAACGAAGTTCTAGATGATGTTTGGTTGACTTTAATTCTCAATGTTCCCGAAAGACCATTCTTGAATACAAAGGTAGAAGTGATATCATAATCATCTATCAAATTTGCTTTAATTTCATTTCCAAATGAATAGGAATACTGACCATTAGATGGACTTTTTGTTTCTCTAAAATATAATTCAACTGAGTCCGAATTTAAACTAACAGAAGATACATTACTATCTGTTTCTGTTTTTATATCTGTAAAATTTAAATTCAAATTAAAAATATTGTTTTCAAGAAAATTATTACTTACATACGTTTTAACTTCTTCTAATTTTCTTTCTCTATCATTTTGACTTGCAAATCTATTATCGTAATTAAAAGTATATTTCATGAACAAATTGAACTGTTTTGGTTTAACATATTCCGGTAAAATGGTTATAACACATCTCTCCTTTAGGAAATTCAAAATATCTTGAATGGCAGCCTCAGAAGTACCGGGTCTTAGAGAAACAAATACTCTTCCGTATCTAGGAGGATATAGTTCTTCTCCACCAAATACAGAAAATTCATTTATGCTATTTACCTTTTGTGCTTCAATTAAAAGTGCCTTTATGTCATTTTTAGTGACTGCTCTGCCTTGAGCAGAAAACAATTTTGGTGCTAGGTATTTAATCATATCCAAAGATGGTTCATCCAACCCACCTTCCGAAGAATTCACCAAATTGACAACTAAGTTACCGAATTGAAAATTGGGATTAGTTACATTAAATATAAAAATACCATTTGCTTTAGAACCACTTGAAGTCAAATATCTTATTTTTATCTTATCTCCTTGTTCTAATGCCAATCCTAATTGATTATTTTTACCAAATTGTATTGCAAATCCATCACTTAATCGTTCCACAAAATATATTTTTTGATCTACATCATAAGGGGATCCTATGTTGGAAGAAAGTTTCCATTCATAGAAAGAAGTTTCTCCGTCTTTTTTAACCTCAACCTTTAGAGTAGACAAATCTACATTTTTGTTTAGTATGTAATATTTTTGTTGAGTAAGATCAACTAGTGTTTCAACATCGAAACCATCATCATCATTTTCTAGATAAACTAATTCTTTTCCTTCATATATTTCTATTTCTGCTGCGCCGTCCGCATTGACATTATAATCTTCTAATGTATAAAAAGTATAATTGACACCATCTGAAGTTATTGCACTAAATGTCTGGTGTTTGCTTATAACGGTAGATGTTACACCCGTCAGTATTAATTTAGACTTTGATGTGGTTGGGCCGGGTACGGTATAACCGAGGGGTTTAACCAATGAAATTATGGAATCCAATCTCTGTGCAGAATCTAGGAACATTTCACTGGAAACCATGTTCATGTAATATGCATAATAGAATGTATTATATGCCAGAAGATTTATCAAAGTTTGCATTGCGGAACCTTCGAATGCATAATCTTTGATTACTGGTTGTTGTTTTAGATAAGAAGTAAGATTCGATTTTATGCTATCGAAATCTAATGCTCCTAATTGGGGTGGTGTATTTGGATATGCCATTAACGAGTCCTCTCAATGCTTAATTTGACGCTATCTATCTTCTCAAAATTTATAATCTTGTATATTATCTCTATATCCACATTAAAATTTGTGCTTTCTATTATGACATCAGTTACGCTAACTCTGGATTCATATAGACCAATTATGTTTGCTATATGTACTTTGTATTGTGCCAACTGGGAATCAATAATATTTTCAAACAATAGATCGTAGATATATCCGGTAAAATTTAAATCAAATGGTCTTTCACCAGATCTAGTCAATATGATATTTTTAACGGATTCTTTGATGCACATTGCATCTTTTTTCAAATTTATATCTTTAGTAAAGAAATTTTTACTTAAAAACATCGGAAGATCTGAAAAATTGTTCTGTATTATTTTCATTTCTTATATTTATATCTTAAATGCCGTTATTGGGCTTATTCCGATGTCTGGGGAAACGGGTAATGTATCTCTGCTCAGGACTAATTCCAAATATTGCACAGTTTCTCTCAGGAACTTGTAGTTCATACCAATGACCATCCACTTTCCGCTTAATACCTTTTCTCTATTTAAATATAGCGTCGGTGTTTGTGGGTTTTCGTGATATATGCGAATTATGTCACCAATCTTAACTTTATCTGTTGCTGCAACTGTTATCGACATCTGTTGACTAGACAGCTGATTCATAAGAGCAATTCGATTTAAAGGAACATGTGCCGGAGTTCCCCAGAAAGTGGCATAAGTTCTTGTATATTTTAGATATTCTGCGAATTTTTTGCCTATTTCTGGACAATTGCAACTGCATGGGTTATTTGGATCTGTCCAAATACAACCCAAATACTCTTTGCCTAAATTCTCTTCAATTAAATCACATTCCCTTATTTCATTGTATAGACTATAGAGTTCCAGATATGTGGGTTCTGGTTCTATTGGCATTTGGTCTTGTGCCGGACAATTGCAATATGGATTATCTTCCGAGCAACCAGAAGAATCGGTAATTCCCAAAGGATTTGCACAGGTAAACTTATTGCAAAGATTATTTGTCTTTGCATAAACCATAAATTGTGCAGCAAAATTTTGATCAAAGAGATCATAATTGGGTTCATTTATGGGCGGTGTAATTATTCCATAATCTGTTTCACCGCTCAAATCGTATTTCCATAGATCTTCTGTAACTAAACCGGGTCTATACAGTGCATAATCGGCGGATAACCAATGCAAAACATCATTTGCAAAATACTGCTTGAGTTCAGGATACTTCTCTTCTATAGAAGCATCTGTGTGTGGTAATATATTTTCAGATTCTCCATCTAGTGCTCTGCTCTTAATAAATTTACCATTAAGATCATATTGATTCAATAGTTGTATGGTATCTCCACCATAATTGAGTTCAATCCAGCGAGAATCAAAACGATTGTTATTAGTAGTTGATTGGTCGTTTGTATTAGTATTATACCAATAACCATAGTTATTAGTATTATTTGAAACAGAATAATCTAAAAGAGGACCTCTATATGTACCAAGACCAAACCAAGCATCAGAATTGTAACCATAAAAACTATTAAAAGAAAATTGATTTAATGTGCCACTTGCATATCCAAGACTTGGATTGAATAATTTATTTTTAACAAATAGATTTGTCGGAATATAGAAAGACCACCAAGATCTATGTGGTTTTATTTTTTTATGGGAAGACATCAAATAACCACTACCTAGAGCAGTTTGCTTATATTGAGAGTCTATACCCTTTGATTCAAATCCCGGATTTTTTGAATTTGGTCCACCACGTTCCCAATAATAATATTCAAAAGAATATCCATCTTTGACTTGAGGTATACTTGTTTCTATATCTGTTGTATAATACGGAGTCTCTACATTAAAACCTTGTTCTGGCCAAAGATCCATACCAGCATCGCTCAAATCTGAACCAAAATTAATGGGTGAGTATTTGTTCCACCAAGAATATTCTCTTGCTTCGTACCTATTTTCTATTTTTTGTTTCTTAACTGCAACATCAAATCCATATGGATCCATACCAATAATGGCAATGTTATTTCTTACTGTTTGTCTTCCATTTGGTCCGGCAGTTAATTGAACAAGATATGGTAAGAAATATTCGGAACCCGAATCACGAACAAATCCATCTGGGAAATCAGCAATTCGATCCAGACCTATTGGACTAATAAATTCTATTCTTACATATGAACTTATTTCTTCCTTTTTAATATTAGGTGGTTTCTTTTCAGATATATTTTCATCAAAAATATTAAATGCATTTATAAAATCATCTTCGACTATAGGTTGCATATATTCCAGATGAGTTAATGCATATCCCAAATTAGTGATATTTAAATCTAAACCTTCCATTTGTTTTTCTGTTGCTATGACAAAGGCGGTTTGTTTTTGTTGTCTGTCGCTTAGTGGTAGAACATTATCGGTCTGCCATGGTTTATTATTTAAAGGATTTGCATCGTAATATTCATACCAATAATTTAATTTTCTTTTTGTAACAAATGCAGATTTACCATATCGTGTGTCATATCCCTGACTATAATATGGGTGATTGTTTTCTTTTTCCCACCATGTTTTTCCATTTTCTGGTTTATACTCATTTGGATTATTTTCTGCATTATTTGCAAAGTAAATATCATATAACCACTGGCCGGCCGAAGCACCAGTTATACCCAATTTAGACTTTGCTAGTATTTCGTATCTGCTTCCTTTTATTTCTTTTCTCTTTATTGATTTTATATTTTGTAAGGAAAGTGGTTGAATTAATTTATTTTGTCTACCTCCAGTTATTCCAGTAAAAATACTAGTTCCAACTGGTTTAGAAATAAAGAATGCTTTTCTATTCCACCACTCAGAATACATCTCTTTCCATTTTGGTATGAAGGTATCTCTTGCCAAATTTCTGAGATAAACGTATAAATCTCTTTCAAATTTTATAATTTGTATTTCCTGCTCACCTATTCGTTTTTGAATTTCTATTATCAGAGGTTCAAAACATAATGTATTGAAACAGTTTCCGTCGTCAATGCACTGTCTTAGACTCCTAGATGCTTCTTCGTATTGTGATTCTATTCCATCAGGCACAGAATACGGATCATTACTCAATTGATTGTAATATAGACCTTCTAAAATACCACTAGTTGAAATGTTGTATTTTAATGGTTCTATAAAGAAAACTTGATCAGATGTTTGATTTGTACCTGATCCGTAGTTTGTCAGTCTAAATGTATCTAAATTTCTTACAATATGTGCCTTTCCTGGCATATATTTGTCTTTAGAGCATCTACTAACAAAATCAGGTATTGGTTTGGTTGGTT